TATATGAGAGATTACTTTATTCTTCACGTGTCAGTTTTATATTAAATACTATTAGACATTGACGCAACTCTTTTAGGCTATACTTGCTGTAGTTTGGCGGATTCTTTCTACCTATTCCCTTATAATAATCCAAAAATATAATATAAATAAAATATATATATATATTATAAAATGGATATTCCCCAAATTATTTTCGAAGAAGGCATTGAATTCGAAGATGAAAATGAATATAATAATTTTATTACTTATTGTGAGTGGTACATATTTGATGGTAATGAAGAAGAAATATATTTATTAACTAGAGAAGAATGTATAATTTTTAGAAATTTATGCTTTCTTTATATAGAACCTAATTTTATTAACAGGGAAATGATTAAGCATTGTGAATTAAACGATTAAGATAATTAATATTTTTTTTAATATCGGGACTATCACCCCAAAGTATGTACCATGATAAGAGAGATGGACTTGGTATTAAATTATCTATTCTATATTTCTCGATCTTATTTGCATAATGTCTTTTGCGATAATTATCTCTCGTAGTATCATCTGCCCCATCTATATAGGTATATGCATTTGGTTGTCCGAAGTATATTTTTTTACTATTTATTACTGCTACAAATCTTTTGGTTTTACGATTACTTAAATACAATTCAAACATTATACTAATATAAGATTTAAAAAATTTATATGTTTTTTAGATTTATTATGACGATTTTTTTCACGAATTCTACAAATTGTTCCACAATCACAAGTATATTTTTCTTTTGATTTTTCTACAATTTGTTTTTTATTTTGTTGTCTATATTTTTGTTGATAATCTGCTATTTGAATTTTATTTTCTTGTTGATATTTTTTATCTTTTAATTTAAATTTTTCTATATTATTTAATCTATTTTCTTTTGCTTTTTTTAAAATTTGTTCTTTTTTTTCTTCATAATTTTCTTTTTGAGTTCGTCCAGCAATTAATTTATTTACACAATCTATTTTTCTTATATGTTCTCCTTCTAATTTTCGTAATTCTTGATTAGTTTTAACTTCAACTTTTTCTATTAATTCAATATAAGCATCTTCATATTTTAATAACTCAAATGAGGAAATATAATCAAATTTTTTATTAATCCAACTTCTATAATTTCTTCTATGTCCGCTCATTCTTGAACTTAATTTTTGTTTTGTTGAACCAATATAAATATCTTTGGTTTGATGTGAGCGAATACTATAAATATAACATTCCATTTATAGTATAAGTTAAATTGTGTTTAAATGTGTTTTATATTGAAATATTTGTCGCTGTAAAATATTTCCATATAAATTATATTATATTTATTATGCTATTATTCGTATTATTTCCATAGAGAAGATAGTTCCTGCTCCGTTGCCTTGTGTTCCAACCCACATTGCATAACTTAATGTTGTAAGTGTTGCTGGTGTATGAATAAAAGTAAAAGACAATTGATTATAAACAGTCGTAGTGCTTAAAACACACTGAGATAGACTATTTGTTTGTGAAAAGGTTGTATTTGATCCATTACTCATTGCCAAATTATTAAACGCTGAAATTGCTGAAGTCGTTTGTGCTCCTCCGCCTGATTGTATCCCAAGATTTCCAAACATTGCAGTATTCGCTCCTTGATTATTACAAAGTAATTGTGCTTTTATTAAATAAGTTGCCGTTAAACTTGATGGAGTGATATTTAAAAAGTTATTTTGATATACTAATCTTTGTGATCCGGCAGAAAAAGCATAGGTATTTAAAAAAGGATTGGTTTTAACAACTGCTAATGAAGCAGAAGGAGACTGCCAAGTTGGAGCAGATGATGTCCCAGTTGAAGTCAATACCTGATTAATTGATCCTGCTGAGTTATTAATTTTTACTATGCCTTGTAAATTAGTTATTCCTGTTGTTGCTTTTCCTATCGTTGTTGTAGTTGTATTTCCGCCAACTTCTAATGTGCCACCATTATTATCTAATACCGCTCCTGATATATCATAAATACCCATATTTAGTTGTGATAGTGCCGTTCCATTCCAACCGCCAGTAGGAGCAACCCATGATGCTGTAGTTCCATCAGTGCCTAATACATATCCATTAGTTCCTGCCGAGTTATTAATTTTTAAATTACCTTGTATATTTGTTATTCCAGTTGATGTTTTACCGATTGTCGTCGTTGTTGTGTTTGCACCCAGTGATAATGTGCCTCCGTTATTATCTAATACCGCTCCTGATATATCATAAATACCCATATTTAATTGAGAACCAGCAGTGCCTACCCAACCGCTTGTAGGAGTCGCCCACACTGGATTTAAACCTGAATCTGCTGTAATTACCTGTCCTGCTGTTGGAGCAACATTTTGTAAGTTCATACCAGCGATAGTTGTAATATTTAATGTCTGTCCGTTTAAGGTTTGAATGCCATTGTTGCCATATTTAATTTTATTTGAAGTTGAATCAGTATAAAATAATAATGCGTTATTAGTCAATATTCCTTGTTGATTTACATTAGAACCACTTGTAGAGTTAGTCAAAATCGCCTTATTGTTATTAGATATATCTGTCACTTGAACTCCATTTGGGGCAAAAGTATTTGTAAAAATAGTGGAACTTGCGTCAATTGAAAAGGTAGACATGTTAAGATTACTTGAAGCAATAGCACCACTCGTCATTACTTGACCCAATGTTGGAACGGATGGAGCAATAATATTCTGCGGGTTTAATATGAGTTCCTGATTACCCTGTGCTAAACAAATGCCAACTTTACTCATGATAAAATTAACTTGATTGACTGGCGAAGTGCTATTTGTGCCGACTGATATAGCCAAGACCTCCTCTGATGGTAGATATTCGCCTCGTGGATTAGGTGCAACTGGACTCAAAATCATAGCTCCTAACTGATGGCCGTATGGAAATGGATCAGGTTGAGTACCAGTAATATTCATGAAAGAACAAAATGGCGTAGTAGCAGTTGGACTAAAGTTAGCAACATAAGTAGCTGAAGAGTGAGCGAATCCAGGTATTATATCGCCCGAACCAGTCGGCTTAGTATATATCGTAAAAAAGGGTAAATTATCATTTGATGTAGTAGTCACATTGAAATAATTTAAATACACTCCTAATACATCGCCTACTGTCATAGCATAATCGGGTGCAAAGAACCAATCAATCTTTCGTAATGCTACAGAGTTGATAAAATACCAACCATAATACTGATATGCTTGTAATAGTGCATTTGTTGGCGGTGAAGGTGGATACTGAAAGAATGGACTATCGGTCGTAATATAGTAATCTAATGTGCTGACGATTGGAATTAAACTATCACTAATTAATGTGTTAATTGTTTCATAATTTACAATATCATCATTTGCAGGTGTTACTACTTGCGATGGTGTAGTTGGAGGTAATGAAAATTGATTTGTGCCAGTCCATGTATTATTCATTGATAAGAGAGAAACAGACCCACTTAAAGTTGTTACAATATTGCTATAATAATCACCACCAAAAAGTGTATATAAATAAGTAGGAACTGCTCCTGTTCCTGTTGTATATATTTGTATTTGAATACGACTATTTACACTCGCCATAGTATAACCATCAACTATTGCTAACGAGCAATGGTAAGCATCAGGATCTGATGAACTAATGGCATTTACATCGCTAGAAAATCCACTTGTTCCAATTTGAGCTATAAAAGTACCAGTACTATCAACTTCGTTCAAATGAAAATGATAATACAATTGTCCACCGGTACCAGTTGAATAACCCCAAATTAGCATAGACCATAAACCTGCTGGTAATGTAAGAGTATTTGGAAATCCAACAACACTTGTAAAAGTTGATATGAGAGTGTCAGTTCCACTTGCTAATGACCTCATTGTATAATAATTATTTGTAGTAGGTGAGTCTATAGGCGTAAGAGTTTGACCTAAAACTCCAATACTTGGAGCAATTATAGGATCTGTTTGTGTAGTATCATAATTAAAATATAAAGTTAATCCATTTCCAGAGTAATTTCCAATCAAAGTGTCTACATATTGTTTATTTGCAGAATCTAAACCAAGAATAGGATCTGGAACATGAGGAGGAGTATCAAATACAAACTGCCCCTGTAAATTGGTTTGCGTATTCGTAATAATATTTGCAACATTGGTTAAATCAAAGTCGTTCATATCTATTGTTGTGCTTGCTAATGCACCAGCATTAAGGACTGCTTCTAAATCAGGTATTTCGCTTACTGGTAAATCCGCCCAATAAGGTTTTCCATCAATATTAGCAGTAATTACTTGATTTTCAGTTGAAGCAACTCCTCCTAATGTAAGAGCATTAAACGACATGTCAAAAGAATCAAATTGGCTTTTCAATTGAGTTTGTTTTAATTCAGTATGATGCCCAGTCGTCCCATCATATAAATCTACTCCGCCATCAGCTGATAATAAAGACTGATTTGCTCCGTTTTGAAGTTGTAAAGTCGCAGTTGCTAAGTCTGCATATAAAGTAGCATCTATGTTATTCTCAATATGAAGGTGAGAACCATCAAGAACTGCTGTATTTGTAGCATCAGCAATATCTAAACTTTTAATATTAGTTATATCAAAATTATTCATATCTATACTTTTACTTGCTATTGCTCCAACTTGAAGAACTCCTGATAAATCAGGTATTTCGCTTACTGGTAAATCTATCCATTCAGGAGTATTTGTTGAACCTTTTGTTAATACTTGTCCGTTTGTTCCTTGATTTCCATTAAAATCTAATACAGATGGAGATAATCCAACATATTTACCATCTAATCCAGTCATACTTAAAATTCCATCTCCCATTGTAGTATAGTTTGTTCCGGATGAACCGCTCATTGCTAAACCATCAGCATTAATATTATATGATTTTCCAGTCGTAGAATTAAATGAATTTAGACTATTATTATTAAGCGTTGTTATAGCAGCATTAGGATTATCTACAAAATTTATACTTGTGCTTGAATAATTACCTTCCAATCCACTACTTAGTAGTTGTATTGTTTTGTCATTTGCACTATTTCCTGCGTCTAAAACTTCTTGTAATGTGTATCCACCGCTAATATCAGTCTGTAATTGTAAATATAGAGCGTACAAGGTATTGTATTTAGAATTTAAAGACCCATAAGACCCACTCATTATATATATATAATTATAATATATTATATATAAAGTTTTAATCTTTTACATATTAATATAATAATTATATATAATGGATGATTGGTCTGAAGATCTAATCGAATTTCTTCAGTTAATTAGAACAAAATCAGTTGAACTCTCTAAAAAACATACTGAATCATTTTTTTCTTATAAACGAATTATGAATCTATTTGATATTCCGATTATTATTTTATCTGTATTTTCATCATTTATTTCAGTCGGAATTTCTGCATTTGTCTCTCAGCGAAATATTTCTTTATGTACTGCTTCTATTTCTATGGGAGTAACTATTTTGGGCTCTATAAAATTATATTTAAATCTTAATGTTAACACTGCTATCGAATTAGAAATTTCAAAGGATTTTTTGGTATTAGCAATGGATATTTCTAAAACTTTATTTATTCCGGTAGAATTGAGAAAAGTAAATCAAATAGATTTTATTGATGATATTTATAGTAGATATATTATTTTAATTCAAAAATCTTCTCTTATAAAAATTAATGAAGAGAGAACCCAATTAAATAATCAATTAAATTTATTAAAAACGTCACCTAAAACTCCTATAATAATACAACCACGAAATAAATTAACAATGTCTACTTCTTGATTAAATTATAATAATATAAAAATAATATATTTATATATTATATAATGGAAGCACCTAAAGTTGTTCGAAAAACACGTGTAACAAAGAAAATACAAGTCGTTGTACCTGAGCCAGTCCCTGAGCCAGTCCCTGAGCCAGTCCCTGATCCTGAGCCAGTGCTTGTCGTTGTACCTGTTCCTGAGCCTGTCTCTGAGCCTGTTCCTGAGCCAGTGCCTGAGCCAGTCGTTAAAAAGACTCGTGTACGAGTTGATAAGATGAAGGACCAAGTTTATGACCCATTTGCTGATAAAGAAATAGCTGAAAAATCTAAGAAATTATACATGCATAATCTTTTTAGTCTTAATGGCGATGTTGCCTTTAAGAATCTCGCCTTTTTAAGCGATTATGATGGAATTATGGCAAAACTTAAGGACAAGCCCGTCACGACTCGGCGATCTTATATTATTGCTATTGTTTCGGCACTCAAAATGGATACTACTCCCAAGTCCAAGAAATTATATGTCAAATATTACCCTTTGCTTGAGGAAATTAATAAGGAATTGCATACAATGACTAGCATGCCAACTGATAAGGAAAATTGGTTATCGCTTGATGAGTTAAAGGCAAAGCAGGTTGAATTGTCTGCGTCTGTCCCCGATGATGCAATTAAAAAGTTGATGCCTGCTTCGTATCAATCTTACATGGACTATGTAGTTCTATCTCTTTATACTCTGCAGGCTCCGCGTCGTAATTTGGATTACCTACAGATGAAGTTTATTGATACTACAAGTGGCGATACTGACCCTAATGTAAATTATTATTACTCAAATAAGTTTGTTTTTAATAATTTTAAGACTAAAGGCTGTTATAGTAGTCAGATTATCGTTGTTTCGCCTGAATTAAAGGCAGTTCTTGATAAATTTCGTAAGTATGTGCCAAATCCTAATGGCATGCTTCTTCAGTATTATGATGGATCTTCTGTAACTTCTTCGCCAGAGCTCACTAAAATGATTAACCGCATTTTAGGACGCAAAGTCGGCTGTAGCAAGATTCGTGCAGCATTTTGCACTGCTAAGCATTCAGCAAATATTAAGGCAATTGCTGAGGATGCTACTGCAATGGGTAGCTCGCCTCATATTATTGCAAATGTGTACGCTAAACAGGAAGCATCAGTTTAAATTTCTTTTAGTATGTATTCATCGGGCGTTGGTTTGCCTTCTCTCTGTAGATTTTTTATAACTTTATCAAAAGGAATCTTATCATAAATACACTTCTGAACCATATATACACAATAACGACCGCATGTGTTTGATATGTTATTTTGGAATTTTATTTTATTATAATCTATTTTTTTACCTCCTAATAGATTTTGTATCTTTGGTTCATCCTGCCCCAAGATTTTTCGTGCTAATCTACTAATTGTGTTCATATCCATGTCATATTTCTCACCATATGAATTAAAATAATAATATTTATTTTTTTGTCGGATCAATACAACCCAGTGACCTCTATTCTCTTTCTCTCTTAATAAAATAATTTTAAAAGAATAAGTATTAGGAAGTAAGTCTGAAATAGAGTTATAGAGAGATAAATTGGCATAGGGTATAATGTCCGATACATTAATATTTAACATTTTTGCTATATCGCCATTTGATAATGGAGTATCCATATATAATATATTATAATATATATATCAATGAGCGCTATAAATACTGGAGTTTATCCGTCACCAAATCCAACAACAACCGAAGCTGAAGTTCAAACACAAGCTACGGAATTCTCTGACCTCTCAAATTTTTACGATACATTACAGGGACAACTTACAAATACTAATATTGTTTATGATGCCAATGTTGCTCTTTTTGATAATGCCATTAGTGCTTCAGAACAAAATGCAGAGAATAAAGCAATTAATACATTTCAAAAAACAAGTTATACTCGTGTTTTACTTACATCAGAAGCAACTGAAGTATGGGTTAATGAAAATTTTCCTGTTGATGCCAATATTACTTTATATGTGCTTTTAAATGTTAATTTTCAAACTCCTCAAGTAAATCCTATTCATTCTATTATATGGCAATGTGTATCAAATGACCTTTTAGTTAATGAAGTAGCACAAGATTTAGGCGATTATGTAGTGACTGATGTATCTACAAAATGGACTATACCTTTTTTATTTATAGTGCCTACTGGTTCTGCTATTGCGAATAATTTCATTACAGCACGAGTATATTCTGATTTTGATATGGAAGTGCCAGTTCAAATCGGCGTAAGAGTATATCAAATGAATGTTTAAATATTATATTATACAATATATATATAATGTCTGGGATCAATACTGCAATTTATCCGTTGCCTGATATAATACAAGATACTTTGGATAATGTTGCCGTGACTAATTCTAATTTGGAGGAATCTGCAACATTTTTAGTAAGCACCGAGTCAATTCTTAATATTGTAGATAATGTTATTAGGGTTCAAGCAGAAGCAGTTAATGATGAATTAGTTGATTTAAATTATGCTAATGGATTATTTATTAGTAATGCGGCAGGTAGATGCGTAACAGAATATGTCCCTGCTATTCTTGCAGTTGCTACACCAACTACAGTAGCAAGTATAACTATACCAGACTTGGGAACTTATTTAATAAATTATAGTTTTCAGGTTAATACTCTTACTACAGCTGGTGACCCGACGCCATTGACCTCTGCATTTATCACTTGGACTTTGGCAGGAGACGCACTTGCTAATAACAATTATTCTATGACTTTTTATCCAAATTATGCTATTAGAGAAAAAGATACTTTTGAAATGACTATTAGTGGGACATTTCCTATTTATGTTACTGAATCTGATAGTGTTCTTGCTATGCGTGTAAATAATGCACCTGAAGATGGTGCTTTACAGACAACTGCAATTTTTGCTTCTTTAACTTCCTGTTATATCTCTCCTTATTTTCCTGTTTAATATTTTTATTATATTATTAGATTATATATAATGAGTGCTATTAATGTTGGTTTATTTCCTGCGTCTGTGGTTGATCCTGATTGGACTCAAGTTAATGATAATTCTGCAGAACTTTCTTTATTATCTAAACAATTAGCAGTAAATGCAAAGTTACAAAATAAAAATGCCGAAAGTATTCTTGCTGGTTACCAATCAGAAATAGTTGATATGCTTAATAACATATATTTAGGGCAGTATTATGCTAATCCATTTGAGTATTATAAATTACCTGTTGCTACTGAACTTACCAAAGATGTTGAGTTTCCTTTTTATACTTTTTTGCAAGGCTATAAAACGAGTTTAAGTGGGAATGTTAATATTCCTGTTGCCTTCGTCGGCGGATATTTTCGGTTTAATAGAATTCAAGGCACTGGCAATATAACTAAAGTGGTTATTCGTGTTCGTGATGTTTCTACAGGTGTTTTAACTCATACTGATACTTGGTTTGGTGCGACTGATAATCAAGGGTTAGTGTCAAAAACATTATCTACTCTTATTAATTCTGACACAAATATTACGGAGCATTCACGCATTAGTGTAACTATAAGCACTGATGATGCGACTTCTACTTTTGCAATTACTAATAATTCGTATTGCTATTCTCTTCCAATGGATAATGTATATCTTGATTAAGATCTATTTAGTCGCCATTCAAATTGATATTTTTGAATTTTAGCCTTATTTTTTTCATAATACTTTTTACACGCTTTTGCATGTTTCTCCTTATGTTCTTTAATATATTGAGTACTTCTTGCAATCTCTATCTCTCTATGTTGCTTATAATAATCTTTATAGTACTGGTTATGTTTCTCTTTATTTTTTTGGTAATACTCTTTATTATAGAGAGACTGATATTGGGATTTATTCATGTTATAATTTATATAAATAATTTTTTATATATATTATAAAATATGATTGACCGCATTGATAATGCTTTAATTGCTATTGACTTTGAATTGCCTGATGAAGACAAAGAAGCATTTTATCAATATGCTATGTATGCTTTATTTGCGATTGAAGTAGATAAAGATGATGATATTCCTGTGACTAAAAAAAAATATTTTAAATTTTTGACATCATTAATTGCCGATATTGTTTAAAGATTACTTATAATATATGTCAAATGGAATGGCGACCTACATTTGTTGATAATTATAGCATATCCAATACTGGTATTTTACGCGGGAAACGAGGCAGACATATTAAATCAACTCCCACTGGCATGGTTTATTTGCATGCTAAAAATAGATCTTATTATATGCCCTTATGGGTCCTCGTCGCTCAAGGATTTATACCTCCAACAGGATGCATTTTAGAGCATATTGATGGCAATAAATTAAATAATTGTGTTGAGAATCTCAGGTATGTATAAGTATTTTATTATATAATTGCTTGAAATTATATAATTTATATTCATGATTAGCCACTTTGATTAGATAATTTGTTACAATAATCCAATCAAAATTATCCATATATATTTTTTAATATTTTAAATTCATATAAATTAACTTGGCACTGATCTTTATTATATTTTTTTAGATGACGCATTGACTGCATATGGCGATTGGCTCGAAATATCGACATTGTACAATTGCATGTATGACAAGTATAGCTAACATTACCATTAGATGCATCAATGTTGTAAGTCGAATAAAATAATTCTCTGCTGTTATCCATGTCATATATTAGTTGGTTATTATTTTTATATAGTATTTATTAAATGATATAAAAAATAATATGTATATAATATAATGGATATTTATTTGAAACAATGGAGGACAGATCATCCCACTTATCACAAAGAATGGTATCAAGCTCATAAAGATGATTTTTTATCAAAAATGCGAACACCAGTTACATGCGAATGTGGCTTCACTTGTGGACAGAATAATTTAAAACGGCATCAAAAATCGAATACTCATTTAAAACGTCTTTCCAAACTTTAGGATTTTTATATCATTGAATAAAACTGATATAAAAAATAAAATATATAAAATATATAAATGGAATGGACTATAAAAAATCAACCCTCAATCTTTCTTCAAAAAAAAATGAATGAATATGTTGATAATGAACTCATAGAAGGTTTCATTCAAGATAAAATGGGAATAAATTATGGAGGAATCGATAGATATGCAAATATACCTTATTCTACTGAATTAGATCAAGTCATTAAATATAAAACACTCTATAATAAGCATACTAAATCGCATGTAGTTTCTTATAGAATTCCAAAGCATAAATGGGGACGTATTACTCCAAATAATCATTTATCTCTATGTGTATTTCATCGCCCAACTCGTCACTCATTATGCGACGAATATATTGATTTAGATATTGAAAATTGTCATCCAACTATTTTATTAAATTATTGTCATTCTCATCAATATGATAATCCAACTTTGGAATTATATGCTAAAAATCCAAAGCATTATAGAGCATTAATTTTGGATTTATATCCTTCTATTAATAGTGATACTGCTAAAAAATTATTTATTCGTTTGATGTATGGCGGATCTTATGATGGTTGGCTTAAAGACAATTTGCTTCCAATTGACAATAAATGTAAATTTGTTATTGAATTAGAGAATGAAATCAAACCACTTATTGAAATAGTTTATTCTAATAATCAACACATTAAAAAAGATGTTTTGCGATTTGATAAGACAAAATGGGCGACTGATTATGAAGCAAAATGTGGAGTGATGAGTTTTTGGGCGCAGACACAAGAGCGTATTATTCAGGAAACTGCTATTCAGTCGCTTGGTTTCAATTTGGAAGATATTGTTCCATGCCAAGATGGATTTATGATATTAAAAAAATTATTTTATCCTACTATTTGCGATGATCTTAATCGTGTTATTAAAGAAAAATTGGGACTTACTATTAATTGGGTTATTAAACCTTTCGATGAAGCCATTACTATACGGCGTGTTAAACCACATAAAGATGCATTACTAGAAGCTAAACTTGCCAAAGAACAGAATAGAATGAATGAAATATTGCAATTAGAACAAGACAATAAAGAAGTATTTGTGATTGAAAATGAGAAATTTGAGAAATTACATTGTAAAATTATCAATAAATCTGTTTATATTAAAGATGAACATGGAGAATTTACTATTTTTAGTGAGCATTCGCTTCATTCTGCTTATAAACATATTCAAATTGGATTTACACGTGATGGAATACCTATTAGTTTTATTAATAAATGGTCTAATTGTAACAATAATATTCGTTTTAAAAATGATATTGGCGTTTTTCCAAAGAATTGTCCTATAACAGCGTATAACATGTGGCGACCATTTCCATTTGAAGATATTCCTTCATCTAATGCAGACTTTCGCCTATTTCAAGAGCATTTATTTA